AAAAATGCTTTTGGAATCGCCTAAATATTTATTAGGGTTTTTCGGGACGTATCTACCTGAGTAAGCCATCAACTATTTATAGGAATAATTAATGCCTACCAATTCCCCTGTAAGCGAACCAGTAGTAGTGAAACCTTCTACTCAGCCACCTTCGTCTGGTAATAACAGACCACCTACAGGTCCACAAAATTCGCTAGAAAGAACGCCGTATGAATTTAATGACTTACGATTTCCGCCTAAAGTTGGAAATGACGCAAAGAATATCCACTGGATTAAGTTCATTCCAACTGTACAAAACAAATCTAGTTATAATGTGCGAAAGGCTAACCAAGGCAATCAAGAGGTAATGAATCGCACAGATTCTAATCGCTTGAATACAGGCGGTCAACTCGGCTCACAACAAGGATATTTCGATAGTGCATTAGGTGCAGTGGGTGGATCAGCAGCATTAGGTGCAGTATTTGGCGCTGTTAGTGGTGCGGGTGCATTTTTAGAAGGTGTAGGTAGAGGAGATCCAAATACTCTTTTGAAAACTGCAGGAGCAGGAGTTGGTGGTGCTGTTGTTGGTTTGTTTTCTGGAGCAGTGGTCAGTGCAATTGACCTAACTCGTAAGACTCGACGCGCAGCAGGTGCAATTTCTCTTTATATGCCTGATACTGTCAATCAAACTGTTGTAAACGACTACGACCAAGTTTCATTAACACAAGCACTGGGAACTGCTGGGTTGATTTTACAATCGGGTGGTACGATCACCGAAAGCGCAGTTGAGGCTGCTAAATCTGGAAGTTTAAGTTTTGGTCAAACTCCTGGATCAGCAGCGTTAAGTGAGTTGGCTGGAATAGGCGCAGAAAAAACTGGAGCATTCGGTCAAGGCATCACAGACGTTCTTTTGTTTTCTGCAGGTTATGCGCAAAATCCTCAAGTTGAACTCTTATTCAAATCAATACAAAATCGCGAATTTTTGTTTGACTTTAAATTCTCTCCTAGAGATGAAATGGAAGCCAAGGAAATTATTAAGATTATACAGACATTTAGATTTTTTGCTGCACCAGAAATTCCAAAAATAGGAAATGGTAGATATTTCATTCCACCATCAGAATTTGATATACAATTTATGGTCGGTTCAAATCCAAACATCAATCTACCAAAATTAGCAACTTGCGTACTTCAAGGCATAGATGTAAACTATGGAAGCGCAGGTCAATGGGCAGCATTTAAAGACGGAATGCCGATCGAGATCGCAATGCAACTCAGGTTTAAAGAAGTCGAAATTATGCACAAAGAACTTGTACGACAGGGATTCTAATGAAATACTTCGAGAGTTTTCCTCAAACATCATATACACTAGACACTAATACGCTCAGTGCCCAGTTAGTAACGAATATTCTTGCGAGATCTACTTTCTTAAGAGAAATCGCAAACAATACCTCAATCGCCTATGAGTATTCTGTAAAAGATACTGATACTCCAGAAATAGTGGCTCACAAAATCTATGGCGATCCATACAGAAACTGGATCATTCTTCTCTTCAATCAGATCATAAATCCATTTTATGATTGGCCAATCAAAAACGATGCGTTAGAAGAATTGATCTACAAGAAATATGGGCAAAATATAGATGTTGCTCGTTCAACAATTCATCACTATGAGAAAGAAGTTACTAAGAAAACTTTGTACGGTGGTATTGTTATTGATACTAAAGTCACGACTAGTGCAATATCAGAATATGAATTAAACTATTCTACAGAACAACTTATACCGAGAGCATTGCCTACTGTTGCTGATACCTCTGTTGCAGTAGAAAGTAAAGTCATTACATATCCAGAATATACGCTCACGATGGATACAGTTCACAAAGCAGTTTCGAATTACACTTATGAATTAGAATTGAACGAAAGCAAAAGAAAAATCAAGATACTTGATGAAAAGTATGTGCAGCGAGTTGAAGATGAATTTAGGAACTTGATGACAAATGGATGATAGTAATGTTTTAAACTCAAAAGACTATAAAATTAATAGTCTTGAGTTGATAAATTCCAGCGGTCAAACGATAGATTTGCGTAACATTTTTGTTGAAATGCAAATTTTTCAGGACATATATTCGTCTGTCATGAATGGAAACATTTTGATTAACGACGGTAATGACACGTTCGGTGAATTTTATCTTTGTGGAAATGAGTATTTAAAGATAAGTATCGATAAGCCAGGATTGAGTAGACCACTTGAAAGATTATTTCGAATCTACAAGGCATCCGATCGCAGACCATCAACAGAATCAGGGCAAGCCTATGTTCTACATTTTTGCTCTGATGAATTAATCTCCTCAGAAACATTAGCGGTAAGTAAGGCATATAAGACAGTTAAGATCCGAGAAATAGTCGCTGATATTTTGCTAAAAGAATTGGGTGTAGATCAACAACGTATTGCCAATTTAGAAGATACATCAGGCTCCTTTGATTTAATTATCCCAGGATACAGACCATTCGAGGCTATTCAATGGGTTACTGCTCGTGGATATGATAAGAACAAATTTTGCTACTTTTTCTTTGAGAATAAAAATGGATTTAATTTGACTTCCTTGCAGTCTTTAATTAAACAAAAGCCATACAAAAAACTCAAGTATGAGATTAAAAACTCTGAGCGAGATCCAGCATTAAACAAAGACTCTATTGATGATTTTACAATCGTTAATGATTTTGATATGATTACTTCTATATCAAATGGATCGTTTTCGTCGAGATTGCTTTCAATAGACATCTTTACTCAAAAATTCGAAAACATAAACTACAGTTTGCTCACTGCAGAAGCACAAGGCAATTTAATGAATAAGTACAAGCCAGTGAATACGTTTAAGAATTCTAAGGATCAAACTCTGTTCAATTCACCTTTCTCGTATTTCAGAACTTATCTTACAATTAACGATACAACTTCAGAAAAGAGTAATGATATCAAATTTTGGATGCAACCTAGAGCAATGCATATGACGTTGTTGAATCATTTTAAACTTCAAGTTGTTTTACCTGGAGATATAGAACTCAAAGCGGGTGATGTAGTTGAATATGAATTCCCAATGTTTGAGAGTGCGAATACTGGCGGTAAGAAAATAGACAAAAGAAGATCTGGTAGATATCTTGTCGCTTCCGTGAATCACAAATTTAGTGGTGATACATTTGAGTCTATTGTTGAATTAGTCTCCGACTCTTTCTCGGAAGCACTACCAGTCGCAAAAGATGGTCTGAATAAATTGACTAAGAAGGGTAAATAATGTCAGGCGCGAAGAAAAATTTTATTGGGCTTGAGGGATTTATCTGGTTTATTGGTGTCGTTGAAGATCGCCAAGATCCAGAGCAACTTGGGCGTGTTCGCGTTCGATGCTTCGGGTGGCATACAGAAGAAAAAGATAAGATTCCGACAGATCAACTGCCTTGGGCTCACCCAGTTATTCCTGTAAACGGACCAAATGCATATACTCCAAAAGAAGGAGATATGGTATTCGGTTTCTTTATTGATGGGATGAACGCACAGAATCCAGCCATCATGGGTATTTTACCAGGTAAACCTGAGGCTAAACCCGATTATGAGAAAGGGTTTTCAGATCCAGGTTTAAATCTAGACTCAAGACCAAAAAAGCCAAGTGATGCTTCCGAGGTTTATCCAAAAGCAAAGTATCTAAAAGAACAAACTACGAATAGACTTTCTCGAGGAAAGGCTGATTCAACTGTAATCGCGACTCGCAAAAAGAATCTCAAAAAGAATATTAAATCGGCTGATGATGTAACTTGGAGCGAGCCAAACCCTCCATTCAAACCGACCTATCCCTATAACAATGCATTAGAAACAGAATCGGGGCATGCGTTAGAATTCGATGATACTCCAGGGCAAGAAAGAGTTCACATTGCCCATAGAAAGGGAGCGTATATTGAATTTGACAAGGATGGAACCAAATTAGAGCGCGTTCAAAAAGACAATTATTGCGTCATAATGGGCGACGATTTCATCTACGTTAAGGGCAAAGCCTCTATTACAGTCGATGGAAACTTTAATTTAAGAACATCCACAATTAATATTGAAGCCGCAGCAATTAATATGGCTGCTGATGGGGCGATTCGAATTAAAGGTAAGACTGTAAATATAGAGTCTACCGATGCAATGAACATAAAGTCTGGTGCCGCTGCAAACTTTACATCATCTGGATCTTTGGGTTTAAAAGGCAGCGATGCAAAAGTCACTGGTTCTTCCGTAGAGATCAGCGGAACATTAAACGCTGGTTCAACAAATATGAAGGCGACAGGCACAGATTCTAGAGGCGATACGCATAATCTAAGCGTCGCAGGAAGCGGTGGATCCGCTGCTGATACTGCCTCTGGTACAGGGTTGACAGGTGGTGGGGCTTCACCTCCAGCAGAAGAAGCCGCTGAGGTTGAAAATTCTTCAGCGATTGCTGTGGCAACTGAGGCTGGAGCAAATTCAATCTCAACTGCCTTGGATACCTCTGCATTACAAGAAGTCACAGTAGAAAGCAAGAAGATTGATGTTGCGAATACCGCAGGTAACAAGCAATTTGGTAAGTTGACTTCAGGTCTTTCTTCAACGGTCGATGCTGTTTATTCTGGAATTAAGAATGCTGCGGATTCTATAATAAAAGATTTCGCTTCTTCTACTTCAGTAGGAGAATTGTCATTTAAGGTAGAAACTTTCGCCGCATCAGTCACGGATACAAAGGGTCTAATTCTAGGGCTAAAGGTTGATCTCAAGGATCAATTGTTGAATAAGATTGATCAAGTTGCAACGGGTGCATTAGAAAGAAATATTGACTTCCCGATCGATTCTGCTATAGCCGACGCGATAAATGAGATTAAGTATGTTGGGCTATCCAAAGTAGAAAATAAAATGGCAAAGCACGTCTATCCAAAAACAGAAACCGTCTCTTGGACTCCTCCAGAGACGGATAGCGGTTCATGATCATACTAAATAATCAGAACGCAAATTTAGCGTATATTTCTGCCATAATGGGCTCAATATGAGTTTAATCGCACGTAAATTTTCCGATTTAGACTTAAATTTTACGAAACATCCAGTTACAAAGGACGTTTCGAAAAAGGTCAACGAGAATGCAATTGCTTCTTCGATTCGAAATCTTTTGCTCACAAGCCATTATGAAAGACCTTTTAATCCAGACCTCGGATCGAATTTGAAGAAATTTCTATTCGAACCAATAGATAATGTCACGACTTCTTTGATACAGGACTCTATATTCGAAACAATCAAGAATTTTGAGCCTAGAGTTACGATTTCGGAAGTAGTGGCGGCTCCTAATTATGAAGAGCAGCGATACGATGTTTATGTAACCTTTTTTGTTAAAAATACTCTTGAACCAATTACCATCTCATTCTTCTTAGAGCGAATAAGATAAAATGGCAAATCCAGAAGCAAAACTTAAAGTTGCTGAATTAGATTTTGATGCAATTAAATCTAATTTAAAGAACTTTCTAAAGTCTCAATCAGAATTCAGCGACTATAATTTCGAAGGCTCAGGTATGTCTGTGCTTTTGGATCTTCTCGCATACAACACTCATTACATGGGATATTATCTAAACATGGTATCCAATGAGATGTTCATTGATACTGCAATCAAGAGACAGTCAGTCGTATCTCATGCAAAACTTTTGGGTTATGTTCCTCGTTCTAGAGTTGCAGCAAAGGCTGTAATTGATCTAACGATCACTCCAGTTGCAAACGATTCAAATAGCGCGATAACCATCCCAAGATTTACTCGTTTCGTTTCTGAAACTAAGGATGGCGTAAACTACATTTTCGTAAATCCAGCCGCTAGAATCGTCTCTAAAAATACCACTTCTGGTTTATTCAACGTTGATAATCTAGAAATTAAAGAAGGCGAACCTAACTCAATTACCTTTACATACAACGCTGCAGTAAATCCTAAACAGTATTTTGAACTCCCAGATGTAGGAATTGATACTTCAACAATTCAAGTTGCAGTTCAGCGTTCAGCAGAAAACGCAAATGTTCAGAGTTATTTCTTGGCTCAAGACGCAACAAACGTCGACGAAAATGCCAATGTGTATTATCTAGAAGAAAACAAGAACGGGAAGTATCAAATCTATTTTGGTGATAATGTAATTGGAAAGGCTCTTACAGATGGAAATATTGTAATCGTAAGTTACATTATCACCTCTGGATTGGGAGCAAATAGCCTCAAAACATTCAAACCTGTGGATACGATTTTAAATGGCGCGAGTGTGGCGGTTACGCTACAGAGCGAATCTACTTCTGGAGCAGCGGAAGAAGATATTGAAAGAATTAGATTCACTGCACCAAAGGCTTACATTTCGCAAAATCGCGCAGTAACAAAGAACGACTATATTGCTCTGATTAATCGCGATTATCCTTACTTCGAAGCAGTCAACGTTTGGGGTGGAGAAGAAAATGATCCTCCAGTATATGGAAAAGTTTTCTTTACAGCAAAACCACTAGGTGGCTATGAAATTTCAACCACTGAGACTGAGTATATTAAGAATACCGTGCTCAAGCCATTTTCTGTTCTCACGGTAACTCCAGAATACGTCGAAGCAGATTACAACTATTTGAATATTACTGCTGATGTCAACTACGATCCAACTAGAACAAATAAAACTGCTGGTGAAATTAATGTCGGCGTCGTAAATGCAATTAAAGCATTTTGTAATCAAAATCTTGACACATTCAATTCAACATTCAAAGTATCTCAATTGTCAAGAGCAATTGATGACTCAGATCAGTCAATCACAAGCAATGATGTGTTCGTTGTTATTGAGAAAAGATTTACAGCAGACATAACAAGAACTACAAGTTATAAGTTGGACTTCGGTGTTGAATTGACGCAAGGTACAACCACACAAAGACTCACGTCCTCTCCTTCATTCGGATATTTGGACGCTTCAGGTGTAGAAAGAAACTGCTTCATGGAAGAAGTCCTCCAGTCATTTACTGGAGTTGAAGCAGTTGACATTCTAACTCCAGGTAGCGGATATACTTCTACCCCAGACGTTTTCATTGATGGTGACGGAACTGGTGCTACGGCAAGAGCGTTGATCGTGAATGGTGCAGTCAAGAAAATAGAAATTGTAAGTTTGGGTACAGGGTATACTTCAGCCAGCGTGACAATTTCTGGTGGCGGTGGATCAGGTGCTACTGCTCGTGCCAATCTTCAAGGTAGAACTGGAACACTAAGAATCTACTATTTCGACACAAACAATATCAAGAAAACTATCACAGACGATATTGGCAGAATTGACTATGTTAATGGAATAGTCACCATAAATAATTTCTCACCAACAAGCATAGATGATCCATTCGGAACACTTATCCTAAAAGCGATTCCTAAAAAGAAGATCTTCAGTTCAGTAAGAAATAGAATTGTCACATTGGACACATCAGACCCAACCGCTATTGTAACAACTATCAATGCCGTAGTTGAGCCATAATATGTCAGCAGTAGAAAAAACAATTTCAGGTTTAATTGAGTCTCAATTACCAGACTTTGTAAACGCTGATCACCCACAATTCAAGCGTTTTCTTGAGTTGTATTATCAATGGCTAGAAAACAACTCACCTGATGGAATTTCCAATACTGCTGGTAATACAATTTACCATGCGATGAATATTGATAACTATCGCGATATAGATCAAACTCCACCAGAATTTGTCAAATACTTTAAAGAAGAACTTCTTCCATATTTCCCAGAAAATTCATCTCTCAGCACAGAAAAGATTCTAAAGGCTGCTAGAGAATTCTATAGCAAGAAGGGTAGTGATGAATCTTTGCGCTGGTTGTTCAAGGCTTTATTCGATGAAGACATCGAAATCCTTTATCCAAAAGAACAGATTTTTATTGCGTCCGATGGAAAGTGGATACAACCAAAAGCATTTAGAATTACTATCACCGAACAAAATCGATATGTTGATCCAAATCTTTTGGAAAGAAGGCAGGTCGTTGGAGTCGATTCAGGTGCAACCTGTGTCATTGAGAGAGCAGAAAGAACTATCGACCCAACTAACGCCAAAGAAGTTCTAGAGATTTATGTAACTAACGTCAAGAAATACTTCAACAATGGCGAATTCGTTGAAGTAAACTATGTTGATGAAAATGGCACAGCAAGAGTATTCAGAGAAAGAATTATCGGAACTTTGTCTAATATCCGCGTAGATTCTAACATTCGAACCGATCCAGCACAAAGACGTCGTGGTCTATTCTATAACGTAGGAGATCCAGTTGTTGTAACAGGTGGACTCGGCTTATCTGCAGAAGCCAATGACGCTGCTGCGATAGTTAATGATGTTTCTCAAGGTTCTATTGAAGCCGTAAATATGATCTTCGGTGGATTTGGTTATCGCGAGTATTCGAATACTGAAGTTATCGTTCTACGTTCTCTTGGTGATGACCCAGATGCAAATTTGAGCACAGACCTTCGAGTATTAAACGTCAATGTAAGTGCCTGTACGTCAAATAGTCAAAGAAACTTTTTAGAGCCAATCACATTCGATAAGACTGTGATTGATTTTGTTGGAGATTTGCCAATCAACACAGCCAATTTGGCAGTGTTCACATTGAATACTCGCAACGCTCTCATTAACGTAACTGAAGCAGACGCTGACGACTATTTCTTGAATTATGCAGTCGTTTGGGCTAACGGCACGAACTATACAGATGCAAAGTTCACTGCAAAGATAGCAACTCCGAATGGAAACACTCAAATATCTGGCACAGTTAATGTTGATACATCAACTGTTGTTATTGGTAATAATACAGCCTTCGACGTAGAATTAAAAGTTGGACAAAGATTAGAAGTCAGTGGACAACGAAGAACAATTTCCACTATTACAAACAACTTCCATCTGACTACAACTAGCGGATATCCTAGCACATTAACCAATCAACCAGCATACAGAATCGGAACTTTTGCTGCAAAGGGTGGTTTTGGAACAGAAGCAACTGGTAGTCTATTGATCTATGATATTGCAAATACTGGTCCACTGTTAGATGTTTTAGGTGGCGCCAGCCCAGTTCTAAATGTTTTAAATACCACAGACACATCCAACGGTGCGTTATTTACTGTAGATAAAACATTTACCTTTAATTCGCTGACAACATATTTGATACCAGCAAATGCAAATAGCCAACTCATCCAAATTATGGACTTTGAGACGGTTAATACTGGTGGTATCGCGTTAATATCCGTGCTTAATGGTGGTGGTGGATTTAGATCGGAACCTGAATTGTCTATCAATTCATACTATGATACTCAGTTATCTGAGAATTATAATTATAATACTGCTTATGAAGATAAAGCCAATACTAGACAAACGTTCAAAGATCTTGGATTGATTGCTCATGTCTACATCGATAATGGTGGTTCTGGATATAATGTAAACGACATTATCAAATTTGATGGTAGAGGATATGGTGGCAATGGATATGTTTCTGTTGTAGATGGTGAAGGCGTAATTAAATCAGTGACGCTCATTGATCGCGGCGAAGGTCATCTAGTAAGACCAAGCGTGATCGTTGATAGACAATCACCAACATATACCACTTTGCCAGGAACAGTAAATATATTCGAAGGCAATACGATTGTTGTCGGAACGGCGACAGATTTCACAGCAAATTTAAATTCTCAAAACGTCATTAGAGTCAATAATGAATTGAGAAGAGTCACCACTATCGTCAATAATACAATTCTAAGAGTAAACACTGCCTTTAATACCTCTGGAACTGGAAATGTTCTTTTCCGTCAAGATGGCTCTGAAGCAACGCTCACTGCATACTTGTTCGGTGATGGTGAACAAAAGAAGATTCAAACTTCTGCTATCGGTAGAGTGAGAGATATTCGACTAGTTTATCGTGGATACGATTATGTCGGAGTTCCAGAAGTCTCGCTCAAGGTCGCAGATACGATTATCAATCCAATTCTAACAGAAAATCCATTCACAGAAACAGAATACATCTATCAGGGTTCTTCTTTCGAAACTGCAACATTTAAAGCCAATGTCAAGTATTTCAATAACACAAGTGGACTCTTGAGGCTTTATAATTATTCTGGTAGAATTGACAGAACAATTGACTTGAAAACTGCAAATGGCATATTCTGTAATGTGAACACTTCTGCAAACGTTCCAGCACCTGAACAATATTTCGCTGAAGTGATCGCGACTGGATTGCCAAATCCAATGTACTATGGAAACGGTCGTGCTCGCGCCAGAGCATTGTTCGCTAATGGATTGATTGAATTCGACGGATTCTATTTGAATTCTGACGGATTCCCAAGCGCAGATAAAGTTTTCCAAGACGACAAAGTCTTCCACAATTTCTCATACATTGTACAGTCCGAAAAGAATCTAGTAGACTTCGAAGTTCCAATTAGAAATATCGTGCACCCTGCTGGAATGGCGTTGATCTCTAAGACTGTTATGAAGGGAGAAAAAGATCAACAATTTTACTCTGAATCAAATGTTTCGTTGATTATGCCAGGAAATGGAACAGAGGCTGTAACTGTAACTAACTCTTATTCAAATGTTGTTACAGGATTCCAAACTCTATTCTTGCCATCTATTTCTGATCCACAGTACTCAAATACGAGAGTTAATGTTGGCGATTTGTTTATTATTGATGATGGATTTAGACAGCCAATTTCTAGAATTATTACAGCAGTAGATAGCAACACACAACTCAAGATAGATGGAAACTTCATATACACTGGTCAGGGTAAACTTCGCGGTAATGCAGCATTTGCATCTATCCCTGGAACTGTAACTATAAATCCTGCAGTCTCTGGCACAGTAGAAGTAAATCGTCCAATCACAGGAACAGTAAATGTCACTGCCTGCAGTAATGTAGTGGTGGGAAATAACTCATCTACGTTCACAACCAACTTGGCTGTCAATTCTATCATAACGATTAATAATCAGGTTAAATTGGTGAGTAATATCGTCAATAACGATTACTTGCTTGTGAATAGTGCATTCCGTTATTCTGGAACCGATAATCTTGCATACTTGTGGTCTAATGTGGTGATTGGATCAGGAACCAACTTTGACCCAGAAGTAAATGTTGGCGACATTATTACAATCAATAATGAGATTAGAGAAGTAACTGTTGTCACCTCTGATACTGAACTTCAAGTAAATGGAGTGTTCTCTTACTATGGTTCGGGGCTGCCTCTTTACAAACAGAATACAAAGGTTCTAGGCTCTTCAACTCAGTTTAATACAAATATCGCAGTCAATGACATCATTAAAGTTAACAATCAAGTTCGCCGTGTGACTTCAGTTACCAGCGATACTCTACTAACTGTTAACGCTGGATTCGACTTTTATGGAACTGGAAATACTGTGACTAAACTCTCCAACGCAATTGTCACTGTATTTGGCAATGCAAATAATATTGATGAGATAGTTCTTGAAAGTGATAATATCAGTTTTAATATCTTTGCTTCGAATTTGATGATGGCACAAACTGGCACAGTTCAAATCTTTAGCGGAAACACTAAAGTAGTTGGTACAGGAACTGCGTTTACAACTCAACTTCTCCCTAATGATACGATTATGATTAATAATCAAGTCAGAAAAGTTGTAAACATCGCAAGTGCTACAGTTCTAAACGTCAATTCTCTATTCGCTGGCGCTGATTCTGGTGAGATAATGTACAAACGCGCCACAGTAGCAAACGCAAAAGTTCTTACAGTTAGTGGAAATAATCTATATCTAAATGTTGCGATAAATGCAAATGTGGCTAACCTTGTTTACGAAGTGATTCCTAACTTTATGCAGATTGCTACAGTATCAGGAACTGTGAATACTAGCACTAATACTGTTACTGCAAATAATGCTAATGCCAATAGTCCAGTAAGTTTTGCTGGTGTAATCTACATCGGAAACCAGATAACCGTAGACTCTGAAACTAAAACTGTAACTGCAGTAACAGGTAACACTCTCACCGTGGATACAAACTGGACCTCTCCTGGTAATGATAAATACATTACTCTACCAGAAAATCACACATTTAATGTTGTCACTCTGACTGCATATTGAGGATAAAATGGCATCTCTACTCACACCTTCATTTTCTAACTTGTTGATCAATGATGTTCAACAAAATTTTTCTAGCCAAAGTAACACATACATTACCATCGGAAGAGCAATTGGAACAGGCGTTGGTCCTCTAAACGTAGAACCTATTGTTTGGACAACTAACGAGAGAAATGCTTTTTTTAGAAATATGGTTGGTGTTAAAAAGGTCAATAATGCAGACCTTCAACCAGTTGTTCCTCGAGTAGATTGGAGCGCGAATACAGTCTATGATAACTATGAAGACCATATACCGATTTTGTCATATGAGGACTATATTAGTCTTGGTACAGTAAATGCAAACGCTGATGTTGTTTTAACTGGAACAGCAAATATTTTTGCTTCAAATGTTGTAGTCGGTAACGGAACATCGTTCAATACATTCATATTCCCAGGGGATAAGATCGTAGTCAATTCAGCAACTAAGACCGTTGTATCTGTTACGAACGCAGATCATTTGATTGTTAATAGTAACTTTGCAAATACTAATACCAATTCTACCGTAGTATTAAAGGCGAATGGAACAGTTGTAGTAGGAAATTCTGCGAATTTTATCGGAAATGTTGAATCTGGAAACGTAGTAATTATCGGAAACGATAGTAAAGAACTCGTTGCTGTAAGAAGCAATAAAGTAATTTCTCTAAATTCTAACTTATCATTATCTTTCTCGAATACAACTATTTCTAGAAAGGATAATACCTATCCATATACTGCAAATACATTCTATGTGCGTAACAGCCGAGATCAAGTATTCAAGTGTTTGTTCAATAACGCTCGCGCTAACTCTACGATAGAACCAACTATTAGTATTGACGGTCAACTTCCAGAAAATCCATTTATCCTAACTGCAGATGGATACAAATGGAAGTATCTGTATACAATTCCAGCAGGTTTAAAGCAGAAGTTCTTTACCAATAAATGGATGCCTGTTTCGAACGACGCTGTGGTTGTAGAATCCGCAACATCAGGAAGAATTGATATTATTAAAGTTCTATGGGGCGGTTCTGGATATTTAAATGCAGGAAATAGCAATGCTGCTCCAATTTTAGAAATCACTGGTGCAGATGGACTCGGTGCAAATATTGTTGCTACAGTTTCAAGCGGAATTATTACTGCAGTCACTATTCTAAACGGTGGAAATAATTATACAACTGGGGTGGTAACATTTAAACCAGCAGCGGAACAATTAGGTTTTGTGACGATTGGTGGAACAGTTAATGTTTCTTCTGCCACCGTGAGTGCTAATATTTCTAACGTATCAATGCAATCATTCACTGGGAATATTTTTGTAAATGATATTGTAACTGTGAACTCTGAATCTCGTAATGTAATCAGCGTTGTCAGTGGAACTCAATTAACTGTAAACAGCGCATTTACATACCCAGCAAACTCTCAGATAATGACGGTAACTCGCTCGAACGCTGTCTTCGACATTTCCTTTTCGCCAAACGGTGGTCATGGAGCAGACCCTCAAGAGGAACTCGGAACTCATAGCCTCATGGTTTCAGTAGAATTAGACGATACTGAGAACGAAACCATTCCGATGAGCGACTCTACAAATACATTCGACTTTAATCAAGTCGGTATAGTTGTCGATCCATTAGTCGCTAATGGAGCATTTACAGCCAATCAGTCCAATTATAGAGTAACTACAAGACTAGAAGTTTCTGATCCTGGTCTAACCAACTTCTCGGACGATGAAACAGTATATGTGGGAACATCTCTCTCTAGCGCCACAGCAGTCGCGAATGTGGCTCACTGGGATCCAGGCGATAATTATCTCTACATAAATAATATAAGCGGAACCTTTGAAAGTAAACAGATCGTCAAGGGTGTGACCTCTGGAGCATCGGTTCCTATTCTATCCATATCAAACTCTCAGATTAAGTTGTTTAGCGGAGAATTGATTTATATGGAAAATAGATCTAATATTATTAGAAAAGATAATCAGATCGACCAGGTAAAAATTGTACTGTCATTCTAATCGGGTAAAAATTCATGGAATTTAACATAGAACCATATAACGACGATTTCCAGAATAATGCGCTAGACAATAACTATGTCCGCATATTGTTTAAGCCAGGTCGTGCAGTTCAGGCTCGTGAATTAACGCAAATTCAGTCGATGATCCAGAACCAAATCAAGCAATTTGGTGATCATATCTTCCAAAACGGATCTCCTGTTATCGGTGGAAACCTCACTTTAGATAATAAAGTGAAGTTTATCAAACTTTCAGAAACCTTTGCAGGTACTGATATTGACATTGAAGAATTCGATAAGAAAGTAATCCGTAGTGCAGATGGTTCAGCCCAAGCCAAAGTTCTCACCACATACTACCCAGAAAACGGTATCCCAACTCTACTCATCAAATATATCACAGGCGTTGAATTCGCCGATGGTGAGGCTATTAAGATCGTTGGAACAGATACACAGGCTCAATTAGTCGGTTCTTCTGCAAACGGTAATGCAACAGTATGTTCCGTCAATGAAGGCGTATTCTACGTCGACGGATTCTTCGTTCAGGTTCCAGATCAAACAGCAGTTGTGAGCCCATATTCAACTTCTGCAAATGTAAAGATTGGTCTTGAAATTTCTGATGATATTGTAGACAGCGATATCGATACAACGCTTCTCGATCCAGCACAGTCATCATTCAATTATCAGGCTCCAGGCGCGGATCGCTATCAGTTTAATCTTGCTCTTTCAACTCGCCCACTCGACACAGTTGTCGATGAATCTCAATTCTTTGAGTTGATGCGCGTTGAGAATGGTGCAATCACCAAACAAGTCAAGTATCCAATTTACGCTGAACTAGAAAAGACTTTGGCTCGTAGAACATTCGACGAGTCTGGAGACTACACAGTTCGTCCATTCCGCGCTTCTATACAAAATGGCACTGATGCAAATAACTATACGATTTCTATCGAGCCAGGAAAGGCTTATGTAAAGGGCTTTGAGTTTGAAACAATCGGCACTCTGAAGATTGATGCAGCAAAACCAAGAAGCGCCTCCGACGTTAAGGCTCTAAATGATATTGATGTTGATGTTTCTTATGGAAATTATGTTTACACTACAGCATTGCGCGGAACATCAAATGGTTTCATTAATATTGCTGCTCTAGAAACAGTAGACATTCACTGCGTTGATTCTTCAAACGTTCGCGCTACTGGAACATATGCAGGCACCGCTAACGCATCAATTTATCAAAATACTAAAATTGGAACCGCAAGAGTTAAGAACTTTATTCGCTACTCTGCAGACTTGTTCAATACAACAACTGATTCTAATGGAGTATACAAACTCTATTTGACTGACATCAATATGCAGCCAAAGGTTGTTAAAGTTTCAGGTCTCGCTGCAAACGCGACCTCAATAAATGTCTCTAACAGATTCAGTGCTAATACAAATGCATATGCCAATATAACTGTCACAGTTCTCCCAATTAGACTTGATAATATTGCTAACGTATCTAAAGCAAATGTCCAGCAAAATGGATATCGTCTAAATGCAAATAGTGCAGTGGCTCAAGTCTTCACGCCACCAAACATTTCTGTTGGTAGCATTATTCGCGTAGGGGACATGGTTCGCGAAGTTGTAAGTATTAATACTGCTGGTGACTTCCTAACAGTCAATACAGCATGGGATTATACTTTCGAAGGTACTGGCACTTCTCAACCACTATTCGTCTTTAAGCAAACAGATTATACACAAAATACATCAGGTCAAACAAGAACAATAACTCGTTCTGATCTATTCAATGATAATGTGGTTCTTCAAATCAGCCGCACATTCGATAATGGTGGTATTCCAGATCAAAATACCGTGATTCAACTCAATTATCACATTGACCACGCTGAATCATTTGTTTCTGGACCATCTGTCAATAACGTGACTGTCGCTGTGGCTAATTCTTCTATGAACGTTTCCAGTTTCTCCAAGTATCAAACTGGAGAAGTTTCGCTAGAAGATAAAATAAAGACTGCATTGATCTTCCGTTTACCAGCAAACTATGTAAGTCGTTCAACGTTGAATAATGTTGATTACAACTATAACAAGTTGCTAACAAGACCAAATACAACACCAAGCATTTTCATTGTAGGTACAACTGCAGGACTAGACTCATTCGAGTCAATCCCATGGGCAGATTCTACTAGCGCCATTCAAGATAATCTCATTGTAGTTGTAAGAGATAATGGCGGCGCTTCAGGTGTCTCAAATGGCGATACGCTACAATTAACTTCTGCAAATTTAACTGTGACTTCTACACAGATTACTATTGACACAAATGTTCCTCAGTTAAAGACTGTCGATGTTTTGATTAACGTGAAACAAAATGATGCAGAAGATAAAATTAGAAAGAAAAACTACATCAGCAATACAACTTGGTTAGGGTCTAGAACAAACTTCACCTATCCAACTGCAGAAAACGGAAACACCACAGTAACATTGCCAGGTTATGGTGCTGTTGCAAACATCAACGTCGCTCAAGGGTTTATTTTCTTAGGTGATGTAACGTATAATACTGTTCGTCCAGGTGATGAAATTTCATTGTTCGTTCCAGATGTTGTAAAAGTAAACAAAGTCTTGGCTGGTAATACAACTCATTATCCTGATATAAACAACGTAAATGACATTACCAATCGTTTCTATGTCGATTACGGTCAGAAAGATGACATGTACGATCATGCTAAATTGGTCTTGAAGTCTGGATATGACAGCCCAACAGCAAAACTACTAGTCCATGTTGACATGTATCAACACGTTTATGCTTCTGGTGCAAACGTTTCGTTCTTCTCTGTAGATTCATACTCTCAGACTCAATATGAGAATGGTGCAATTCCAATCTACACTGCAAAGGATGGAACAGTTTACAATCTAAGAGATTGTCTAGATTTCCGTGCAACCAGAACTTTGGGTGACGGATCTCTATCATTCGTAAACGCAAATATCCCATCACCAGATGAGGTCAGCGAAGTAACGTTCCAGTATTATCTACCTAGAATCGACAAACTGGTTCTCTCGAAAGATAAAGAATTCAGAGTTATCAGAGGAAAATCATCTCCTCAGCCTCTACCTCCAGAGGACGTTGATGACGCAATGACTCTTTACACGATTAAACTACCACCATATGTGGCAGATATTCGTGAAGTGAAGATGATCTATAACGAAAATCGTCGATTCACCATGAAGGACATTTCTTCTCTTGAAAAGAGAATACAGAAAGTTGAATTCTTCACCTCACTAAACAATGTTGAAAACTTGGCTATGTCTGACAAGACTCAATATGAGGATGGTACAGAGAAAGAAAAGTATGGTATGGTTGGTGAAAATTTCATCAATTTCAATATTGCAGACTACAAAAACTCCGACTTCAATGCGGCTCTAGAGGGTGGATTCTTGATCCCTCCAATGAATGTCAATTCAGTTGGATTCAAGCGCATTGCTGTAAGTTCTGCAAGAACAAATAAAAAGACAGTGACTCTGCAATATACTGAATCTCCAGCCATTGTGCAAGGGCTTGCTGCAGATAAGGCTGTTTCGGTTCAGCCATTCTTGTTCGGGCAATTCAACGGAACGCTTTCGATTACTCCAGAAACAGACTATTGGGTTTCTGAAACGTTGAAGCCAGAAGTGATCACGGTTCCAGAAAGAATTGTTGAAAAGCAAGTTGTAATCCGAGAAATCGTCACTGAATCACCCTCACCATCAACACTACCAATCCCATCGAGTAACGCAAATACTCAGATTATCGTAAATCCTGGTGATAATCCACCAACAGATCCTGGCTCAGTTATCATTGTTGCTCCGCCTGCAGGACCTGCTCCAGTTATTGGTGCAGATCCAGTTGACATTACGCCGCCAGATTCTTGCCCTGCTCCTTGGATGATGATTGAATTGATGGGTGGAATAAGCAGACCTGCTGGTGATATTAAGCCAGGAATGTATGTCAAGACAAATCATGAATTGACGATGGATCTTGGAACGTACATGGTCACTCATGTTGAATCAGTACAAGATTGTCCACGAATTCAAATCGAATTCGAACATGTCGATTTCGTTTGCTCACTCACTCACAAGTTCTATATGGATGGAAAGTGGGTGAATGCTGAAGATCTTGAGGTCGGTGATATGGTTGGACTTGCTCCAAGACAATATGAAGTCCTTGGAATTTCAGAGTTTGATGATGGTGAGGTTATTAAACTCACTGTTGAAGAAGCACATACATATGTTTGTGAGGGATTGCTTTCACATAATAAGCCACCTACAAATAGAGAAAGAGGAAGAGATCTACCAATTTACTTTGAGTTTGATCCATGGTGGAGCAACATTCCAAGAAGTCCATTCGCTTATGGTGGATCCTTTGATGGTACTGCATGGTTCCCATCTGTTCCAGTTTCCCCAATCGAGGATATAGTAATACCAGAATCACCTAACCCAACATTGAGCCCACCAATTATTCTTGGTAATGAGAATCTAGGAGCAAGCGGTGGCGGCAGATATACTCAATATCATGGCGATTCATTCAACACTAGCACTGTAACTGGCAAAGATTAAATAATTAGGTAAAGAGAAGAACATGACAATAACCACAAATTTCGGAAAAGTCGTTGTCGACACTAATCTCGTCCCATACATTCGAGAGAAGCAAGTCAATTTCTTGGGGCAAAATTTAAAGCCATATAAAATTGGCAAAATCTTTTTTGATGACATCGCAGTCAATCAATTCAGTCAAAATCCAGGTAAACTTGTCCTAGACTCTAAGAAAGTCATCACCATTGAAAGAAACAATTCCATTACAATCGCTACAACAGATAAAGCATTCCAAGGTTCTTCAAATACTGTAAACACTTTTAATGCGATAGTCGAATCATTCTTTACTGGAAACAATACCATCGTTCTTCGTGGTTTGTCAGGAAATTTTGACGATCAGGCTCAGTTGTTTCTAGAGAATGCATCTTCTGGCATCGTGTATGCCAATTGTAACATTGCTGTTGTAACAAATCTAAACACTTCTGATGAGTTTTACATAGGAGAAGGAGTTGTTGCTCCAGATCGCGGTAACGCTTATGGTACAGTTCTAGCCACCTCTGGTGAAAATGTTCTTTATGTGAATCAAAACTATATCAATCTAAACGTCAATTCAGTCGGTGTTAACACAATTGGTTCTATGGCTGGCGACTATAATAGCGGCGACATAGTTTATCAAACCTCGACTGGAGAGCCACGATTTGACCTAGCAACATTCAAGGGCGTTGTTCGCTACTTCAATGTGAACAATCAAGGTGCTCTCGCGATTGAGCCAATTTCTGGCGTCATGGTTGCCAACTCAACAAATTCTGGCGCCAACTCAAACACATTCATCTGGAATGCAACGACCATATCCGCCAAGCCTTTGGCTGCAAATCAATATAACAAAGGATATTTTGCATCAACTACAAATGTTCGTAGTGTCCTCAATACTTCTGTTACCATCAATACAAGTTCTTGGTCTCATAGATCTGGCGTATTTGCTAACACATTAGTACCTAATGCTTGCACAGTTATTCTAAACACAACAAGTGGAACTAATCTTGCAAATGGTAATTTGATTTACTTCGTAAGTGGTACTGGCGTCGGTACTATTCGTCGTGTCGTTTCAGTAAATCAAGATATCGCTGTTTTGAACAGTGCTCTTACGTTTAATGTAACTTCTAATACTTACTATTCCTTTGGAAACTTTATAGTAGATGAATACGGTACTCTACCTGGAGTTTTCCATATTCCATCATTCTCTACCTTCAAGTTTAAGACAGGCAATCGTGTTCTCACTGTCACCGATACTGAAAGTCATAACAAACCAGATTATGACATGAGAGCAACTGCAACATACGCAGCATCAGGTATTCTAAAAACAACTCAAAGAGTGCAAACAACGCCAGTTCTTTCGCCTCTTCCAGAAGTTGATTCTGATTCTCCTGTTGCTCCGATTCCTCCTTCAGATAGAACCTTTAACTCTGCAGCCAATAAGAGTCCAGTCACAGGCTCTACTGGTTCAACTACACCTCGCATTCCATTGGGTGATGGTCTATCTCAGACATTCTTCACACCAAAACCAGTAGACAATAATTCTGATTATGGTATCTTTGTGACCTCTGTTGATCTGTTCTTCAAGACAAAACCTGCTGCTGGTGGATTTACAACCAGCGCTGAACTACAAAGACGTAGTACAATGCAACTACCAGTCACAGTAAAAATCGCAGAAGTTTTGAACGGATATCCAACCAAGAACTATCTTGCATCTAAGACGCTACAAACAAAAGACGTAAAGATTTCAAATCTACCAAGCACAACTGATGCGTCTACTTTGACGAAGTTTACCTTTGATGATCCAGTATACTTGGAGCCTGCAAGAGAATACGCAATTATCGTTGGATCGGATTCACCAGACTATGAATTGTTCATCGCTGAGATTGGCGAAAACGTTCTAGGTGCATCGCCAACACGTCGTATTTCTGAGCAACCATATGCTGGTTCATTGTTCCGTTCACAGAACTCGTCGACATGGACTCCATATCAAAATCAAGATCTAATGTTTGTGATTAATAAGGCAGTGTTCTCTTCTTCTGGAACTGCTACATTTAATCTTGATGCTCCTCCAACGGCAAACATCGACGTTGACAGAGTGATGTTAATCTCTTCAGATCTAAAGTTCCCAGTGGGTACTGTTGATTATCGTCTAAGAGGCGCATTCTCTTCAAACTCACAACAAGAAACAACTGGTGTTTACGTTGTACCTTATGGCGCTGTAGAATATGGCACTCTATTGGATCGTTCTGGTAAGCCAGCATCGGGTTCATTCTTGAACCGACGTAGACTGATTCGTGGAAACTCTAATAGTTTCATCATGACGCTAGAAATGTCGTCAACAAATAGTGACGTTTCTCCAGTTGTAAATCTAGAAAGATTG